AAAGGATTGGAAACCTTCTGACAACTGTCTTTAAGAATAAAACCTTAACTACAGACTATCATCTGCAACAATTTGTTGTTAACTACAGCGAATCGATAACCAAGAGATTAGAATCTCGAGGCTCGAAAGAAGCTGTAGCTTTCTACAAATCGATACACCTCATCGCGACTAAAGTCGCAATGGGCCGACCATTCAAACCTTTACAGTTCGTAAAGTCTGATAAACTCGGAAGACCAAGAGTTATTAAATTCTTGATCCCCTTCCTTGTATCAGAAAATAGTGACCATAAAAGGATGGCGCTTAGCATAACAAAGTTATACGAAGCGATCATCATTAACCCTAGTGAAGATTTCTCCTCCATAACGGAGGATAATCCAACTAAGGAGTTAACAGGCGGTTGAAAGAAATTCCTGTCCTTTTGGACGAAGAAATTTCGTAAACCTGACCTGAGTTGGGATGGAGGATGAAGAGCAACTACAAAGATGGGACCAAACGGTCCTGCCTTAGTAACTTGTCATCTTGATCTCCACTCCCTTTCTAACGATAAAGAAGTTTTCGATAATTTGAAGAGGTGGATCAGTTTAACTGATCCATGACTCAACGAAATTATTGAAGCTCAATTATCTAGTTGAAAGCATGAACAACGACCCGTCTCTCTTCACTCCAAGCTGGCTCTACTGCCAGAAGGAGGGGGAAAGACTAGGGTTATTGCTATTGCTGACTACTACACTCAAGAATCATTAATCTCCCTTTTCAGGGAGACTATGGGTTTCTTGAGACAGTTAGATACAGATGGTACCTACAATCAAGGAAGGATTGTTCATAAAATGAAACAAGCTATCCAAGACGGTAAGCCCATCTACTGTTTTGACTTATCATCAGCGACAGATAGGTTTCCTGTATTTCTACAGAGAGACTTTCTAGAACCGATAATAGGCGAAGACAGGGCTCAGGCGTGGGTTGATCTTCTCACGAAGCGTGGCTTCTCTTACAAAGGAGAAAATGTTGTGTATAAAACTGGACAGCCTATGGGTGTTTTAACATCCTGGTCTGTCTTCGCTTTAACACACCATGCCATCATCGAATACTGTGCATATCAAGAAAGGTTAACAACCTTTCGAGATTACGTGGTATTAGGTGATGACGTGGCCATCTTCAACAAGAAGGTTGCCAAGAGGTATCTCAAACTACTTGATCAACTAAGGGTACCCGTATCCTTAGCTAAATCATTCATTTGAGAACCTGGTGATACCTTCCCTCCGAGTGGAGAAATCGCAAAGCGACTAATCTACAAGGAAGAAGAGGTAACACCTATCCCGTATGAATTAAGTAAGTCGTTCATAAACCACCCTTTAGGGAGAGTTCTTGAACTAAGACTGTTCTTAAATCAATCGGGAGTAGGAATTTCAGAAAGCGGCTGAGAAACCCTTTCACATCTCTGTCGCAAACGCGACAGGAAGTGATTTAACTTAATTGCCACAGCACCCTTAGGGCTTATTGGCCCTACCATTGGTATCTCTGCTCCCATAAGGGAGGTAGAAGATGGTCCTTGGCGTGGAATTGATATAAATCAATTTCACAAAGTGTTGTGTGAGACCTTGATAGAGAGTCTCAGCAAGAAAG